AGTTTTAATGCCCACAATTCCCCCCCCCCCCTAAAGAAAAGTTATTATATATCTAAAAAAAAAATGATTTTTTCTTTGTAGATTGAAATAAATGTCGTATATTTGCAATGTAAAAACAAAACAACATTATTAACCATTTAACTTATAGGAGATTAAGAGTATGATTGACATTCTTGAAGCGTTGAACGCCAACGAAAAAGAGGCCATAAAGATTTTGGCCACAAAGGAGAACAACACTATCACATTTGATGAGTGGGATGATGAAAATGAGGACTACTCTGATGATTTGGAGAATTGCCCTTGGATTCGGTACGCAAACGATGATGGTGACATTACAACGATGGCGGTTATTGCTTGTCGTTACAACGAAGAAAAGGGTAGAATCGAGATTATGACGACCGATGGCTATGGCGAAGAGAGCGATGGTGAGTGGTTCCCCTTGTCCTATGCGGATGATATTAGCTATTGGAGTGTGTTTGATTACATTGGAAACTTGGCATAACAAAATAAAAAAGAATTATGAGCAGCAGAATTAAGATGCAAGTTGTTTTATCTTTTACGGCTGATGTCGATAATGATTTGTCGGTAGAAGATATAATGGATAGGGTGGACATTGATGCCATCGGTGACGGAGAATTTGTGGAGGTGTATAACACCGAAATTGAGAGTTTTAACTGCGTTGATTCAAAATAGTTATATCTATTAAGGTTATGAGTACACAAAATACAAATTCCTACTTGGATTGGTTGTTTGATGAATATGACACTGATACAATTTCAGTAAGCGATTTTCAAATAGTATTTCAAGGAGTTCGTGTTGATTATATCCGTAGAGAAGATAATGGGAATATATCTATTTGGGCTGGAAATCCAGACACAGATGAATATGCAGAAGAACTATTGCCAAACAAAATTGAAAAAAAAGAGATACTTGAATTGATTTGGGAAAATATGTCTTAATCAGCCATCAGTCAAACTCTAATTTTTTTACCTTATAATCAAAATGGAATCATATGAAAAGATTTATTATGTGTTGATGGCTCTTTGTGCTACAACTTGTTTATGGGCTTTGATTAACGTTTTTTAAGAATATTGGGGAACTCAAAATTTGGGTTCTCCGATATTTTTTTATATCTTTGCAAAGTTAGAACATTAATATAAGTAACACTATGGCAGACGAAAAAAAGATTTTAGAAAAGTTTTTTGGTAAAATGATTTGTTCAGAGAAACTGAACATTGAAGGTTTTGATAAATCAATACCATTTGACATTTATGATGGCTATGCCGTTTGTAACAATTATAATGGCCACGTTCTTGATATGCAATATCCACAAATGAAAGCAATTAAGGAAAGTAGTGAGTTGTCAAATGCAATTATAGATTACATTGGTAACATAACATCAGTTGAAGAAATAACGGTGCTACACATCTTAATATCGTTTAATACATTATATATGGATGGTGTAGAAGTAAGACCAAATGCGGAATAATATTATAAATCTAAAATAAATTATAGATATGCACAAATACACAATTCAAATGAATTATAATGCCTCTATTATTGTAGAGGTAATGGCAGAAGAAGAGGGGGAAGCATTGAATAAGGCAAGGGATATTGCGGAAGATGCTGACATTCGTGAGTTTACATTGGGTGGCGAAAATGAATCAAGGATATTATCTACAGAATAGTTTTTTTTTTTGTAAAAGTTGTTTTAATGTTGGGGTTGTTTGGATGGGTTGAATATTTTTTTCAATCCATCCTTTTTTTGTAAAATCGTTTTGTCAATTCAAATAAATGTCGTATATTTGCAATGTAAAACAAACAAAACAATTAGATTATGAAAGTAGAAAAGTTTAAGGAAACTATGGAGAAAGTAATGGTAGAGGCAAAGATTAGGGTTGAGGCTTTTGAAAGTAGGTGCAATCCTACTTTCTATGGCAACACACTCGTAAAAAAGGTAACGGAAGAATCATTGATACACGATTATGACAATAGGAAAAACGTTGCACCATTTGGCATTATTGCCACAATTAAGGTTGCAAGTGACATCGTGTTGGATATTCGAGTTAATAGGTACTATTTCGACTATGTTAGTGGCGGTTATGTTGCTTTCTTTAGCATAGAAGAAAAGGTGTATGAGGTTTGGGCTAAGTTTAATGAGAACAACGACCTTGAAAACATTTGCATCTTTGAATGGCTGCAAAGTGGTGACTTTGAAAATGGTGATGAAGCTGACAACATCTATAACATGGAAACCTTTACAACATACGCAAAATTTTTATCATAAATTGAAAAAAAAATTGCAGAATCGTTTGGCCAGTTGAAAATAATATCGTATATTTGCAACGTAATCAAACAAAAGGAGACTAAAACATGAGTACGCCATCAAGAATTATCCTAAAAGTCCGCAACGAGGACATTGGAAGAAAAGTGAAGTTTGACCCCTCCAAGCTACCAACACCGCTTGAAGAGTGGTGTGAGACTGACGAGAACGGCAGAGTGTGGCTTGACCACCGAGGTAAAGACCTTTGCAAAGAGGTTACACTGAAAGGCCCATACATCGGTATCTATTGCCACTGGGATGGCGACCTTAACAACGTGGGTGCTGAACTCTTCAAAAACTATAACGACTATGAGACAGCCTTAAACCTTATTGTGGGTGGTTTTTGTAGCAGTATTGAGTGCGGTTATATTAGACACTACGCAAACATACAAGCTGCAATGGTTGGCGGTTGGAAAAATATTAAGCCCATACAAGGCTCTATCAAAAAGATACGCAACAAGCTCTATGGCTGGTACGAATACATTTTTGAAAACGAAACATGGAAAGGAGTAAAAGTATGAACGCATTTGTTAAAATGGGTTAAATGCCCACAATTTTTCCACAAAATTCTTTGTCAAATGAAAATAATGTCGTATATTTGCAACGTAAAAACAAAACAACAAATTTAACCCATTAAATCAAAAGGAGAATTGAAAAATGAGTAAGGAAACAACAAAAAAGAGCATCGACACAAGAGTTCGTGCAATCGCAGAGAGTGGCAAGGGTGTAGGTATGCCAAATTGGTTCAACCTTGTTCAGAACAAAGAGAGACGTGAAAAGCACATCGAAGTGTGCAAGAAGCTTAATGAGTTGTCCGTGGCAAATGGCAACTATCCCATCACCTACTTGGTCTACTTTGCAGTAGGAAAGAACGCCCATCGGCTCGTCACTTTCCTTGGTGGTTATACCAAGATTGATGAGAAGAAAGCTGAAAAAATCTTCTCTTGGTTGACGCTCTTCGCCAAGTATCACAAGAACGACAAGTTGTTCCGCAATCCCAACGTGGCCCATGCACTTTGTCGGTTCTATGACAAGTTCAGCACCAAGACCAAGGACTTTAAGGCCGCTATGGAAACTATGGAGAAGAATCCAAAGATTGACGTGAAGAACGCCAAGGCCATTGTGGAAGGTATGGGCATTGGCAAGGCCAAGGTAGAGGCCGAAGTAGAGGCAGCAGAGGCCGCATTAGAGCCAAGTGTGGTGACAGCGTAAAGCATCAAAGGAGTGGGGTAGCATGAAATTGCAGTAAATTCCCCACTCCCACCACAAAAAAAGTTTCAAAATTATTTGGTCAATTCAAAAAAATATCGTATATTTGCAACGTAAAAAACAAAAACGATTAGTAATATGATTTCGATTGGACAGATTATCGCCCTTGTGGTGTGTGTGTTGGAGTGCTCATTGCAATTCCAAAGGTGATTACCTACTATGGTCAGAAAAGCAATAAAAAAGAAACTGCCGCATAACTATGGGCATCTACGAGACTGAATTAGGCTATCAAGTGCGCGAGACCCTTAATGGCCTTGACGTAACAGATGAAGGGCAGTTTGTATGTGAACTGAAGGGAAAGACCCTTGACGATTATCGCATCGAGGACACAGAAGATGTCGATGATGATAAGTTGGAGGCAGACATTAAAGAGACCATCGAGGTTCTTGACTTTATTGAGGAACAAGTTTGAAAAAAAAAATCAAAAAAACTCTCAAAAAGTTTGGTCAATCCAAGAAAATGTCGTATATTTGCAATGTAAAAACAAAACAACAAACAGCTTAAAAGAAAGGAACTGAAAAAATGAGTGGAAAACAGATTTTGAATCGAGTAACGAGAAACAAGCGTATGGTCGCTTTTCCAAGCCGCAAAAAGGAGCGTGTTGCCACCGATGCCAATGGTGAGGTAGTTCGCGACAAAAATGGCAACGCTGTGACCGAAGAGGTGCAGTTGTATCGCATCAAGCCTTTGCGGTAGGGCATATAGCCCAATGGCGGGAAAACAAACCAAAGCAAATGGAACGGCAAGCCCTCTCATACCCCCGAAGCCCTTGTCACCCAAGAATGGGGAAACCCGCCAATTTTTAATTAAAATGTCTAACTAAATGGAGTAATAATGGAACGCCCACCGCCCAAAGCTAACTTTTAGTTTTGAATTTGAGATTTTAATATAATGTTTAAGTTTAACGCCACATATTAATTTGAGGCAGCAGTGGCATAAAGGGTAGCTGACCACCCAACGCTCGTGAATATGAGAACAAGAGACCGCCCCAATTAGGTGAATATATATATACCGATACTAAATTTATAATAACTTAAAAGAAAACTTAAAGACCCACCAATAGGTGCTGCTCGTGGAACATTGAGATTCCGTCATGCTGACCGATTAGGACTGCGCCTTTGCCGACTTATAGAGAAGCCGCCATACTGCGCACCAAGGCCATTATTACGCGCTGCACATGGGGTCATTAACACCTACCGAAGTTGCCCAATTCGCTGCACATGGAGCAACGTGCGCACAAATCTGCTGCCAAGACGTGTTGGCGTTGGTTATAGGTTGGTGTTTTATTAAAATAGTTGGAGCACTCGATGGCAAATTTTTACGCCATCGCTCCGATTGGGTAGGATAAAACAAACCAATAATACTGATTGGTAAGGTGGGGATAGTCGGTGCATAGGGCACGAAGTCGCAAATACCCACGTTGGAATACCAACAATGGGGAAACCTACCCTTTTTCCCTTTAGCTTATGTCAGTCCAAAGCGGCACGCAATTAATTGTGCAGAAAGTGGTTAGAATCCATTAAGGGGAACAAGAAACTCTTTGTTTTCCATAATTTGAATTGTTAGGTTTTTAGTTGGTGATGGGTTGCTTGTGAAAGTAGTCCATCATTTTTTTTTGTTTTTAATTGAAAATAATTTAATTTTTCTTTGGTCATTCCAAGAAAATGTCGTACATTTGCAATGTGAAACGAAAACAACAAGTTTAACCAATTAAAACAAAAAGAGATTATGGAAAAGAAAATTACAACGATGAACGGAGAACAGCGTATTGAATCATGCTTGGCAGAAGATTTGCACGAAATGGCTGTGGCTCTCGTTAAGAGTGGCAAGCGCACCATTAGTTCATACACCTTGGAAGAGGCTGACCGAGAAATAGTTAACGTATGGATTGCCGATGCTCATAGTGAGGGCGAAGAGGACTATGCAGAAATGCTCCGTGAGGCCATTGCAAAGGGAGCGGACATATATACGCTCACAGACCATCTTGGAGGCTTCTCACAGCCCATTGGAGAGGTTGTAGTGTACTAAAGTAGGGTAAGCATGAAAGAATACACATTACATATCTATTGGGATGATAACGCAACCATTGAGTTGCGTTATTTCCCAACGAAAGAGGCAGCTAAAAATTATGCCAAAGCTAATGGTTGCGCGAATTATTTAATTGATTAACAAAATAATAATTATGAGTTTAGTTGAAAAAGAAAAGGATTTGATAGGCTTTGCTAACAAAGTGATTAGCTTCCGAATGAATGTTATTAAGGCTTGTAAGGCAAAGGGAATTAAGCCACCGACAAACGAGCAGATAACTGACTATATCTATGATTATGGCTTTTACTTTGAAGATTTTATGGCAGACTATACGGAACACGAAGGTATGTTTCGAGGGCTTAAAACGCCATTAACGCCATTGGAGCAGAAAACACTTGACGCAACTTTGAAATTGTCTAACGAGAAGTTGGTGATACTTTGGAACACTTTCATTACTGAAAGTGCCATCTATGGTGAGGACAGCCACATTTACGACCTCGCTGACGAAGAGGAATCGAAGTTCCTTGAAAAGAGCATGACTGACGAAGAGTTGCTTGCAACGTGCAAACTCGTCACCAATGACAACGCACGCTTCATTCAGTGGCTTTCACTTAACGACAAGTCCATTAAGGTGGTGAAGAACGTTAAAAACATCATTACTGCCTTTTGGGGAAAGATTTTCGAGCGTGTTATGCTCTACCCATGCGCCTATCAGTTTGACACGGAAGTGTATTGTGAGGGTGATGGAAGCGTCTATTTTGACGATGTGTTCTTCCCTATCATTGCCGAGGAAGTTGGCTATAAGATTGACGGAAACAAAGGTACAATAACCAAAATAGAAAAGTAATATTCATAGTGGGTTGCATCGTGTATATGTTCTATGACACATTTTTTCAAGCCCCAAGTGTTAAAAGTTGAATACTGACTAATATTTTGGGGCTTTTTCTTTGGCTAATTCAGCAAAATGTCGTATATTTGCACCACCAAACAATTAAACCAAAGGAGAAAAGAATATGGCAAAGATTACACGAACAAAGTTAATTAATCAAGTAAAGAAATTGATTGCCCAAGCAAGTCTTGGTGACGAGATTGTATGCTGCGAGGACGGCAAGGAAACAACTGATACCTATCCTATTTCGCTCTTGTATGAACCTGATGTGAAGACTCCAACAGAGTGGGTTAAGTCCATTTGCTTCTGTAATGAGTATAGGGGTAATAATTGCGAAATTTCTTTTAAGCTGAAAAGTAAATAAGGATATGTTCACATTATTCATTGTTGGCTGCATTGCATATATGTGTTACAACACATTTAAGACCAATCCAAAGTTCAAAGACATTGAAGAATGAATTACTATAGCTTGCCATTAGTGGCAGTTCCAAGGGTATATGTCTATGACTACGATGTAGTTACTACAAGTGCTATTTACAAGCCTAAAAGACATAAGTTGAAAGGTTATGAAAAACAACGAAGAAAGTAATTTCAGAACATATTTCAGAAAGGCTCTTCGCCATCTATTTTTGTGGACATCACAAATGAATCCACAAGCATTTTTCAACACTCTCAAATCAGAGGTTATCTTTTATTGGAAGAATATCTCATTTGAAAAGGTTGAAGATGGCGAGGCAATGAATAAATACAAACTCACATTTGATTTTGGTGACTTGCAAGTGGAATATGTGCTTACATTTAACTTGTCAGAAACAACAAGAAGGTGGGTATTATCGGAAATAATATAATCTTTCTCAATCTCCTTTTGTTGACCCCAAGTGTTAAATATGACACTTTGGGGTCGTTTTTTTATTGAAACTCTTTGTCAATTCAAATAAATGTCGTATATTTGCAGCACAAACAAAACAACAAGGAGATTAGATTATGTTTTTAAGATTTACAAAAGGCCAATTTGACGAGAACAATGTCAGAACGTACAAGAAGTGTGTATTCCTTGGCGATGCGGTCGTAATGGAATATGGGGATAAGATTGTTGGTGCTGCAAAGTTGCACGAAGAAACCGATAAGTGCCTTGACTATGATGTGGTTGTGGCCGCACAATGTGAGTTGGGAGTAGCTAAAATTGCACGAAACATAAAAGATATGATTGGCAAGAGCAACAAGTTTACTCTCAATCCAACGACAAAAAGGCGCAAGTATTACGTCACCGAGGTTGATGCTGATGAGCTGCCAATAACGGCAAAAATTGTGTTCACAAACAATTAAACCAAAAAGGAGATTGAATTATGTTAAACGTATTCATTACATGGCAACCTTTTAAGGGTTATTTCTTCAACGGATATATGCGCAGATTCCACTATTAGTGCTCTCGATATGCTTTGGATTCTTGAAAAGTATAACATAACAAGGATATAAAATAAAAAAAAAATCAAAAATTGTTGATATTTATATTTGGTTTCTAAATTGATTTTTTATATTTTTGCAAAACGATTGGAAACTACCCAAAGTGGGTGAGGAACACTTTGGGTATTTAAGGAAGAAAAACCTTTTCAAATTGATTGGTCTAACGTTGGGGAGCGTTAGACCATTTTTGTATGGAAAAAGTTGACTTTTTTCTTTGCCATTTCAAATAAATGTCGTATATTTGCAATGTAAAACAAACAAAACAAATAAGATTATGAGCAACAGAAAAGTAAGAGAAGAAATTGAAAAGAAGACCAATACAAAGGTCTATGAGGCTTATAAGAAACAAGAAAGCTTTATCACCAACTACCAAATTTGTAAGGCTTATTTCCACGATTTAAGTTGTGGTGTGTTATGCCTCGTTGAAAAGATTCTGAAAGAAAAGTATAATCTGCCTTGGCAAGAAAAGTTCATTCGAAGGGCAGTCTTGGAGGCAAGGGGAAAGAATAATCCCACAATTTCTATCCCACAATTCAACTTTGAAGAGACAACGCATAACATTCTTTCAAAGTATGTGAAGCGCAATTTCTCAACGATTGTTATTGACCAAAGGGGAGGCAATAGGGATTATCCCTTTATGTTGAGAGACATTATAGAGAAAAATTCATAGTCATAATTCTTTTTGTTTTGAGGTGGTTGTGCCTTGCTCTAATTGGCGCAGCCACCTTTTTTTGAAAAAAGTTATGAAAATTCTTTGTCAATTCAAATAAATTTCGTATATTTGCAATACAAAAGAAATAAAGGAGATTAGAATATGGCAAACAAGAAGTTTATAAGCACTAAAATTCCAGAGGTTGTCTATGAAGTTGTAGACGAAACTTGGCTTGATAAGGACACTTATGTTGTAGTTTTTAATGAAATGAAAGACATTGATTGTATCACCTATCATCTTGAAGTTGAATATCATAAGGACGAGGATAAAATTACCTATACAAGGGTATATGCCTATGAGAGCGTTGATGCTTTCATGTCTGTTTCTCCTTGCTTTAGAAAACAAATTGAGGAATATGTGTTGCAACAAGTGGGTGTATTGCGAGAGGGAAGTTCCATCACAGAGCAAGAGGTTGTCACATGGCTAAAACTTGACGTTCCCAAGGACACATCTATTGGAGAGTTGCGTGAGTTCCTTAACTCGTTAAAGTTTGAAGTGGTGCATACAATGACACCGAGAGACGAGAAGATTAAGGTTTTATCCATTGAAACCGCAAAAAGACGAATATAATCAATTAAAAGAGAATAGAGCTATGGCAAAAGAATTAGAAACAATGCGTGAGATTCGCAATCAGCAGAAGAACATTCGAATTTCACTACAGAAGCGTGAAGAGCGTAACAAGGAGTTGCGTGGGCAGATTACACCGATTTGGACTGACCCTTGCAAGGAGTATGAGGTATTTATGCTCTCCAAGGAACTTTTCAAGGGTAGGGAAAAGGTGCGTGGCTATCAGAAGGCGTTGCGTGAGTTCAAGGTTAATCTGCGAGAGACCAATCGGTCTTATGACCTTAATGCAAGGGGTTAAATATTGTAAATAACAAGAAGAAATTGGATTGATTATTTGGTCAATCCAATTTTTTGTCGTATATTTGCAACGTGAAACGAACAAAACATTAAGATTATGGACAAGAACAGAAAGATTATTTGGACTAACGATGATTACGATGGTTGGTGCAAAAGTATGCTTATAGATGGAGAAGAGGATTTAAGCTACGAAGCATACAGCAATGAGTGCGAAATTTGGTTGGACGATGAACATGCCAACTTAAACATTCCTCTTGAAGGTTATATTGTTGCCTTTGCAGACTTGGGCTTGTGGGACGGACACCATAATGGAGCAAAGGCAATCGGAAGAAATGTAAGGGACATCTTATCATCTAACTGCGATTTGGTGACGTGGTTTTGTGACCGATATAATGTAAGGTGTGAGGAAACGCACCATGATGGCAATAATAGTATTATCTATCGCCTTGCAAAGAACCGTGAACACGCTGAAAGGATTGTTGATAAGATAGCCTATGAAGGTATGACGAAGGAGCAATTTATGAAGGCCACAAAGTCACTAAAGCCATTTATCGACAAGGTGTACGGATGGTAACTTAATACTCCCAATTCTAATGATTAAAAATTAGTTTTGGGAGTTATTTTTTTATGAAAATGTTTTGTCAATTCAAATAAATGTCGTATATTTGCAATGTAAAAACGACAATAAGTTTAACAAGTTAAATTATTAAGAATATGAAAGTATCTATTGCGATTGTTACGACAAACGATGATGGTAATGTGTCTGTGGACGCAAAACCATTTAAGAAATTTGATGATGCCGCAAAACATTTGCATAACGAATACCTTTCAGAAAAGGCAGCATTGTCGGCAAATGAACTTTGCATTGGTATTGATGATGTGACAAACATCACGGAAGAATCAACCAAATCATTCTACATCGAAGATGATTGCGGTAAGTATTGTGTCAATGGAGTAATTTATACATTAGATTTAGTCGAATAAAAACAACTATGAAAGTAACTGACATTATTTGGGAAACAGATGGGTACGAAGTAGACCTACCAACCGAAGTAGAGGTTGAAGATGGTATGGATGAAGATGCAATTTGCGATTATTTGTCCGATACTTATGGATGGCTTGTAATAGCTTTTAGGATTCCAAGTATTGATGATAATATGTAAAATATATACCAAATACTAATAGCAAGTTTAACCAAACAAAAGGAAGAAAGATTATGAGTGTAAGAAGCGGACATACAACAGCAAGAAATGTAATGGAAAGCTATAATGGCTTTAGCATTATCAAAGTAACCGACATTGAACATGAACGTGACATTTTTAACCCATCACGTTATTCTAAGTGGCCAAAAAGCAGAGAAATCCACTACGATTTTTGCAAGGAGGGCAATGAGAATAAACCATCACAACACTATAAGGCGTGGGCACAGAATGTCAAAGAGTGCAAGGAATGTATTGATAATTTCATCAACGATGATAGCACCTATTTCACCGCCGAAGAACGAGAGAAATACGTTTATAAGCCCAATAGAAAGTGCTCTTGGGCTTATGGATATACAAGCCTTATGAAGCTGCTTAAAGAGCATCAGCAAGCCTCAAAACGGATGAAAATACTCATTGAGGACAGACTTACCGATGCAAATTTCCATACAGAGAGTGGCTTGCTTTCCGAGGGTAAATATGACGAGTTCATTGAGTTGGTAAGAAAGGAATACAAGTTCCATGAGAAGTTTGAAGTATTCACTCATACGGAGTGCAAGCGCATCAAAGACCCCAAGCAGTTTGAAGAAGGACTTGCAAAGGTGATTGAAGCCTACTTAAAAGACCAAGGCGTTAAAGACACAACGGTAGGTGTGAAATTCATTGAAAATTGGTGAGAAATGAAAAAAAATTGGATTGATTGTTTGGTCAGTCCAATTTTTTGTCGTATATTTGCAATGTAAAACAAACAAAGGAGATTAGATTATGAGTTACATCGCAGGCATTAGTACAAATCAGCAGCAGATGACGCAGCAGATGAAGTTGCGCCAAAAGCAAGACAAGTTGCTTGCCGACATTTGCAAAATCGTTGGCAGTAAGAAGTTCACGTTTTCTGATGCGTACATCAACAAGGTGCATCCGAGAGTTGGCGTAGGTGAAATGAGTTACAGCACCGTCACAAGAAAGTATGTGTATGTTAGCTGTTTCTTGCAGTACGGCAACAACGAAGATTGCACAGAGTGGGGAGCATTGATTAAAAAGTACCCTGTCTGCTACAACAAATGCAGTGGTAAGTTCGTCAATAAAGTTCCTCTTACGGATTTATTCACGTCTGATTTGGAAAAGATTTTGGAAGATATTAAGTCTTATTGTAGAGTGCATTTTTGAAACTGATTTACTTTGTAGTGACTATGACTAAAAAAGCAAAGATTGTTTATTACGTAGATACTGACGACAACACAAAGTCTTCTTTATGTGCAGTTCCATCAAATAAAGATATACGTGGTCAAGAAATGGTTTCAGAACTTGCAGAAATGATTTGTGAAACTTTTGCATGGAATCTATTGATTTGTGAACATTGCACTAATATTGCCAAATCCATAGCATTTTATGGATTTGCAAGCTTTGAAGAATATGAATTTGGCATTGAAGAAGTTCCATTGATTGATGATTAAAAAAACATTAAAACGTTTGGATAGTTCAAATAATTGTCGTATATTTGCGACATGAAAAAGAATAACACAACGAAATTGTCTATGAAAATTGAAATCAAAAGCAATATCTATGGTAAAACCATTTTTGAGTTTGAAAAGGAAAATAACACCATAAAAGATGTCGTTGAAGAGGCTGTTAAAAGGGGCATAAAACTATGTTATGCTAACCTAAGTTTCGCGAAACTACATGAAATAAACCTATGTGGCGAAAACCTACGTTATGCTAACCTAAGTGGTGCAGACCTAAGTCGCGCAAAATTATATGGCGCAGACCTACGTGGTGCGGACTTGCGTGGCGCAGACCTATATGGTGCAGAACTAAGTGGTGCAGAACTATATGGTGCGACCCTACGTTATGCAGACCTACGTTATGCTAACCTAAGTGGTGCAGACCTAAGTTGCGCAAAACTACATGGTGCAGACCTACGTGGCGCAAAACTATATGGCGCAAACCTATATAATGCAGAGCTAAGTGGCGCAAAACTATATGGTGCAGACCTACATAGCGCAAAACTATATGGTGCAGACCTAAGTTGCGCAAAAAACATTCCATTTATCCCATTAAGTTGCCCGTCTGATGGCTCTTTTATAGGATGGAAGAAAATATCAAGATATAAAGAAAACTACGAAGGAAAATTTCTTGTAAAACTGCTTATTCCCGAAGATGCAAAGAGGTGTTCAGCAGCAACAGAAAAATGCCGTTGCGATAAGGCTAAAGTGTTGGAAATAACAAACATTGAAACCAATGAGAGTGTAAGCACAATTACAAATATCAATGATACTCCTTGTGTGTATAAAGTTGGTGAAATGGTTTATCCAGACAGCTTTGATGAAGATAGGTGGAATGAATGTTCTCACGGCATACATTTCTTTGCCAACAAGCAATCTGCAATGGATTACAATATATAATAAATTATTAAAAGAAATTGGATTGATTATTTGGTCAATCCAATTTTTTGTCGTATATTTGCAACGTAAAACTTAAACAACAAAGGAGATAAAGAATATGGTAAAGATTGCAATGTATAAGAAAGACAATGGCGCATTGCTCGTCATTTGGAAAACACCAAAGGAAAACCTTGTGGGAGAGGTTTTTAATAATGGTGTTGAAAAGCGTGGCAAGTGGGATATGAGAGCCACATTCTATACCAAAGATGGTGACGCGACAGAGTATCGTGTGTGCGAGTATTTTGGCTTTAGCACATCAAATTCAATAGCGTATTGGAAACGTTGGGCATAAAAATAGACTTATAATATGGAAGAATGGAAAGTAATAACATTTGCGCCAAAGTATGAGGTGTCAAATATGGGTAGAATAAGGAATGTAAAGACAAAGCGCATCCTTTCAACCAATCCGACAAAGAGCCATAGACATCCACAAGTGTTTCTTCGTTGTGGACTTTTCGGAAAGACGCAACTAACCGTGTCTCATATAGTATATGACCACTTTTGTGGCAATGCCAATGAACCTTACACAACTGCATCATTTACGGCCAAGATTGGCCATCGAGACGGAAACATCTTAAACAACAAATCAACTAATTTATATCGTAAAAACTATGATTACAGCCTATTTCTTCGCTATGCCGATAATTGATTACTCCAAGTTGATTGCAGAACAATCACATAAGGAGAATGACCCCTTTAAGAAATTTAAGAGGTAAACGAAAAAAAACTCTATGTTTCTTTGGCTAATTCAAAATAATATCGTATATTTGCAATGTAAAACTTAAACAAACATAAATATGGCAGTAAAATTAAACAATTCAGATGAGTACGAAAGCATTGGAACTTTCAAGCTAACAAAGGAAAAAACACCAAAAGCATTTGCTGCAAAGGTGGAAGAACTTATCGAAGAAGGTGCTTGCGAGACGGAAGAAGAAGCTGAAACACTTATCAAGGATATGGAATTTGAACTTGAAATCTACTACGAAAAGGGCAGTGGCTTATTTGCTGTTGAGAGTGAGGCAGTGGAAAGTGGCACAATTTATTCTCCTTACACAGCAGAACTTTGTGATTAAATTGAAAATAATATCGTATGTTTGCAACGTAAAATAAAAGGAGATTACAACTAATGGGAGAAGATAGATACCCTTATTATTACCCTCGTTATATCCCTCACAAAAGGAGTATGAAAGAGGTGAAGAGTGATTTCAATAAGTATATTAATAAGTTTAATTCTAAAAAAAAGTTAAAATGAAGAAGATTATTTGGTAATTAGAAGAAAAAGTTATATCTTTGCATCGTTGGAAACAACAAGGAAAGAAAAAGTGAAAAACTTTAATCGCTATAGGGTTGCGGTGGACAACCTATCTAAAAACCACCTTTTGGTACTTACCAGAGGAGAACGTCAGCAATGACGATGTAGACAAATGGGCATCAAGTTCGTGCTTGATGTGCCTCTTTCGAGAGGCTTCGTGAGTGCAAATCTCGCAGTACCAACTCAGTGTATTATTAAGTCTCGCATAATTGAATTTGAATGATTATTATTAAAATCATGTTTGCGTGGTGGATTGCTTGTGAAAGTAGTTCATCACTTTTTTTTTATGCTATTTGAAAAATAAATTGCTTTTTATTTGGTTATTTGAAATAAATGTAGTATATTTGCAACGTGAAACATAAGAAACAAAGAATATGATTAATAGAACAAAGACTCTCAAACTTATCAAGGAGAAAGTTGATGGCCGAACAAATGGCAAAATCAACTTAAAGAAACCATTTTGGGTTGTGTTTGTCGAGGGAATGTTTAGACACACAGAGCGCAGACGCATCACAAAACTTGTCAAGGATGGCAATAGCGTTATGTGGATTGACGAAGCATTCAGAGTAAGAAACATCACAATGCTTGACACCAAAGACTTGCATAAGATTATGTGGCAATTAATTAGCGAGAGCGAAAAAAAACAAATCGCACTTGAACATCTTATCGAAACCAAATCTTATTTAACCAATTAAAAACAATTTAGAGTTATGGCAAACATTACAACATCATCAATCGAGAGAGAAACTTGCACAATCATCATTGATGGCAAGAGGCTTACAATGGCCGAGTATCAGAAGAGTGTTAAGGCAAAGAAAACCACCAAGAAGGCCATCAAGGCCCCTAAAGAGGCAAGTGTGGTGGCATCAACCATCGAGCAGCTTGTGAAGCCCATGACGGCTTTGAAATCGCTACAAGTGTATAAAGCACATGCCTATCGTTCATGGGGCACAATAGCCAATGAAATTATGGCTTATCGTCCTATCAAGAGAGCAATGGCATCGTATTGCGTAAAGTTCAGCGAGTTCAATGACTTGATGAAACAAATCAAGAATCTTGCCAAGAAGAACGAGAAGGCCATCTATCAGTACGTTGAAAAGCTGTCTTGGAAACTTGACGATATGAAGGCTGACATCAATGAGATTGCCAAAGCTGTTAATGAAAGTGGTGTATGCAATACGTTCAAGCACCACGAAGCAATCAACGGTGTTGGAAGACAGTTGGGCTTAAAGACAGTGATTAATAAGTGCCTTGCCAACATTAGCACGATGGAGGAGGCCATTAAGGCACTCCAAGACATCGTAGACAAGGGCACAGACCCATTCAACTATGGTGAGCACATGTCCTTTGTTTCACGGAAAAGGTGTTGGGCTTGAAATTGAAATAAGTGGGTTGATTGTTTGGTCAATCCACTTTTTTGTCGTATATTTGCATCGTAAAACTAAACAACAAAGGAGATAAAGAATATGGTAAAGATTGCAATGTATAAACACGATAATGGGTCATTGCTCGTCATTTGGCGAACAAGGAACGAAAAGCTTATTGGTGAGTTATATCGTGGTGGTGAGTATCATCATGGCAAGTGGGATAGCAGAGTAACATTCTGTACCAAGGATTGTGACGTAACAGAGCATCGTGTGTGCGAGTATTTTGGCTTTAGCACATCAAATTCAATAGCATATTGGAAACGTTGGGCATAAACAATATAAAATAATAAGAAATGGGTTGGGTTAAGACAGAATCTGTAAGATGATTAAGAAGTATTATAATATCAAAAAATTTTACTATACTGAAATGAAAAAATTGGGTTGATTGCTTTGCCAATTCGTAGGAATGTCGTACATTTGCAACGTGAAACATAAACAAATAACGATTATGCCAAATGAAAGATTAAAAAAACTTGCAAATCAATACCTAAAAGATTATTGGCA